ATGAAAGTTGCTCGTGAGCGTTATCAGCACGGCCATGTAAGAAAGGTAACACGGTCAGGCGGCGGCTGGGCCTGGGAGTATTTCTACCGGGAAACCGGACCCGATGGAAAACGCCGCCAGAGGGTGCAGACATTCAGCGGAGACGAGTTCCCCACGGAAGCGGCGGTGTGGAAGGCTATCGAGGGGCAGCTTGCCTCCCTCAACGCCAACACGCTCGCCGGCAAGGTCGCCTATACCTTCGGCCAACTCATCGACCGCTACCTAAAGGAAGAGCTGCCGACGCTTGCGTGGTCCACGCAATGTACAAACCGCTCCCTGTTGGAGACCCACATACGCCCACGATGGGGCGACACGCGGCTGACAGACGTTAAGGCGCTGGCGGTCAAACAGTGGATTGACAAACTCCCGTTCGGGGCATCCTCCAAGGCGAGGAGCAGGAACATCATCTCCCGTCTTCTCGACCTTGCCATGCTCTGGGAACTCATCCCCACCGTTGAGCGGAACCCGATGTCGCTGGTGAAGGTCAAAGGCGCCTCGAAGCGGCAGAAGCCTCTAACGATCGTCACCATCGACACATTCAAGAAGCTGGTGAAGGAACTTCCCTCCCCAATGGACCTCATCATTTTCGTGACCGGGTCGCTCGGCCTGCGTATCAGCGAGGCTCTGGCGCTCAAATGGTCGGACATCGACGAGACGGATTCCTCAATCACGATCCAGCGAGTGTTCACGCACAATCGGCTAAAGGATGTCCCGAAGACCGACGCGGGCTTTCGCGAGCTCCCCTTGCAACCAGCACATAAGGAGCGGCTGCGGAAGTGGAAGGAGAGCAGCAAGCCAGAGACGAATGACGCCTTCATCTTCCCCGGCGCGAAGGGGACGCCACGTAGCGACTCAAGCATGCTGACTGATTACGTCAAGCCAGCGGCAAAGAAGGTTGGAATCGAGAGCTTCGGGTACCATGCGCTCCGGCACTCCTACAAGACGTGGTTGGCCGGTAAGGGCGTCGTTTTGACGCAACAGAAGGACTTGATGGGGCACGCGGACATCGACACGACCGCAAACGTCTACGGAGCCACGCTGAGTGACGAGATGAGGGCGGCAAACAAGTTGGTGGTGGATGCACTCGTTTGAGGCGTCCACTGGTTTTCTGAACTTGCCCTAAAGCCATGCCCCGGCCGTAGCGCCGGGGCATAATCGTTCGGTCGATGGCCGGCCCGTCGCCGGCCAGTTCGCGTCTACGCTTCCGCCCACGCTCAGGACACCGTCGGCTCATCGTTGGCGAAGATTGATGTGACCGCTGACCTGGGCGTGACGATCACTGGCCACCAGAACGGAAGGCCGCGCCACCCCTTGTCCTCTTCCCCGTTCTGGCGGAGCAACATCAAGGCGGGGGTGTCGCCCACCTTCGGTGCAAGAATGTCGGCCTGCTGCTTGGTGTCGGGATTGTCGGAGAAGCGGCCCTCCGTGCGGTAACGCGCGATGTTGCGGCCCGTAGCAGTCAAGAGCCAAACCTTGTTCTGAAGCGCAGCGTTTTTACATGCACGCGACAGATGTTCCAACGCGGCTAGGTGCGCCTTGCGGCTGTCGTCACTGGCCTCTTCGAATTCGAGATTGGCATAAGCCAGCTCCAGCAGCTCCATTGCCTTTTCAACGGAGATAAGGATGGGTTCATCAGCGCTCTTCTTCAGAGGCCCCGAAATCTCATCGTCCAGGGCTTGCAGCTTCTTCCTGCCGGCAGATTTTGCAATGGTCTGAAACCCGGTCGGGAGCAAGCGGCGTCCCGGCCTGATGCTTACGACCTCGGAGAACATCAGTTTGTTGGGCGAGCACGGGATCACCCGGTTTTGGGAGTCGCGCTGAATAAAGTACACACCCCGGTCGTGTGCGCCCGATTCAAACGCCTCGCGTAACGCTGCATCGAACTCATGGATTTTCCGCATGATTTGATATACATGCAAGGGCGCGTAGAACCGAGTCACGGCGAGATCCGCTTTCGCCCGCGCGCCGTACATCCGCGAATGCTGGAGCACGGTGTCCTGCTGGAACTTCTTCGGGCTGCGCCCATAGTAGAACGCGATCAAGTTGTTGATGGTGATGCCGCGATCCAGAATCTGCCCCCCAATGAACATATTCAATGGGGTACGTAGCTTCAGTTGGCCATCGTCGGCGAGCAGTTCCTTCACGGCCTTGTCGGAGTTGACCTTTGTGATCATGAGTTCGCCGCCCGTGAGGGCACTCACCGTTTCGGCTTTCACCGATTCCACGGTCGGGAGAAACGATCCGTCGAGTTTGAGCGACCGCTGCAGGTCCGCGTACGCGGCATGGAGCAACCCATTGAACCTGGGTGTATCCGCCTTAGCCTCCTCGATCAAGGCCATCTTGATCGCGGTTGCGACCTTCTCCTGCCAGGCGTGAGATTCGCGCGCCTGTTCCGTATGGAAAAGGAAGCTGTACTTCTCGGGCCGAGTCCCCGCGGCTTTGGCCTGGAGCCGCCGGATGACGCCTCCAACAATGAATGTCATGGTGGCATCCCGAAGGACCTCCGCCCGGCTTTCAGCCAAAACGTTCTCGATGCGAAGCCGGCGTCGGTCTTCCTTCTTCAGCGCTTCCCGCTCTTCCAGAGGAACCTCCCGGTAAAAGTAGTACGCGGGGGAACTCGGGTCTGTGCTGCGCTCGAAGTAGAAGTCTCCGCCCACATATTGCGAGTGGGTCGGCAGAATGACAGTGAATTTGGGGCGCTTCGGCTTGAACAGCGGGCTACCGTTGACCAGCAATTCTCCTTCGGGTTGCAGGTAGAGGGAGTAGGGAGTCGCGGTCACCTGGAGGAAATCGGAGTCCGCAACCATATCCCGCAGCCGGTCGATCTGCGCGGAGATCTTTCCAACACCAAGCACGCCGTCCTTTTTCTGCGCGGTCACGGAGGCGTAGTCGGCCTCGTCGTCGATGATCAGCACCTTCTTTTCGCGCAGTACCGGGTGTTTCTTTTCAAATACTTCCAGGAGCCGGTTCAGGTTGTCGTCTTCTTTCTTGACGATCAAGATCAGCCGTTTATTGAGTTCGTACTTCTCCAGGATGGGCAAGCACATGATGTCGTCCGCCAGAACCTCTTCGGCGGCGATCAGCTCTTTGAAGTCCTCCTTGACCCTTGTCAGCGTCTGCTGCGTCAGCGAAACGTTGTTCTTCGTCAGGATGATTGCCACGCCATAGCCGCGGTCAAAACAGCGCGCAATGATTCCCAGAAACGCACGCGTCTTGCCGCTCTGGATTTTCCCGAGCAGCATTCCAGGGCTTCGCACAGAAGTACCGGCGTCGGCTAGGTGGCCAACTGCCTCTTCCACCTTTGCGATCAACTCCGGATCGTCGCCGCGCTTGGCCGCCATCTGATCGTAAAGCTGTGAGGCTACTTTCAACTCCTTGCCTTCGCGCTTCGCCAGCCACAACCGCACATGAGCGCCGTCGAAAACCGGCCCCGACTTCAGGTCAGCTACGGGAGTTGGGAAATCCGGAAACCTCTTGCGCCAATTGGCTACCGCCGATGGCGTTACGTCAGCGAGTGCCGCGATTTCGAAGAGTCCGATAAAGTCCTGTTCGGGCATTTGTGATCTCCATTCACAACTACTGTGCATTAAATACACATTACTTGTCAATCGGATTCACACGCGCCGTTAATATAATTCACAGGCAGCCCTGTTCGAACGCGCGGTCGAAGGCGTCCTCAATCGCCATTTGACTGAAAAGCTGGCGCGGTCTCGGTGCTGCAACCGTCGGGCCAGCACGGTCCAGCGTTGAGGCATATGACTTAGAATTCCCCTTTACAGCAAAACTGACGAAAACCGGGGCTGGGATATGGCTGGGAAGAAGAAGAAGCAGGCGAAGGTGCGAGCAAATGGGGCTCAGACCACGTTAGGGAACGTGACCGATTACCGGCACGATGAAGCGACGCGGAAGAACAACCCGCCTGCAAAGATCGCCGCCGAGGGAACCGTTCCCATCATGCCGAAGATTCGGTACGAGTACAGCCCGCGGCTGGCTCCGACGCTGCGCTTCGACTCCACCGGGCAGACGGACAAGCTGCCGGAGCTATTACAAAAGGCGCAACGCCAGCCTTTGACTGCTGCCGAGGCCTCTCAGATTGCGGAGGCTCTTCGCAGCCAGGAGCCTTGGCTGGAATGGGCCAACAAACGCGAGAAGCGGTGGTTCAATGTGGACCCGGTTGCGCTCCATATCCATGAGCGCGTCAGTCCCCAGGCAATCCTCCGCGTCGCAGCGCGACAGGACATTGAGCCTTCGCTCTTTGCAGATCCCCAGCAGCAGTACCACGAGGCTGTCCAGTTCTATCGCCATGAAATTCCTTGGACCAACCGGCTCATTCTGGGCGATAGCCTCCAAGTAATGACATCCCTCTCCCGACGCGAGGATTTGGCGGGCAAGGTCCAGATGATCTACATGGACCCACCCTACGGCATTCGCTTTGGCAGCAACTTCCAGGTAACGATACAGAATCGCGATTCCAGCGATCGGGAACAACACTTAACTCGTGAACCGGAGACAATCAAAGCGTTCCGCGACACTTGGTCACTTGGTCTACATTCATACCTCTCCTATCTCCGTGACCGGCTCATCGTTTCTCGGGAGTTGCTTTCAGACGCCGGAAGTATCTTCCTGCAAATCGGTGATGAGAATCTTCCTGTCGTCTCCCTATTGATGGATGAGGTTTTTGGCCGTCAAAACAGAATTCAGATCATCACCGTTAAGAAGAAATCCAGCACTCAGAAGGGTCAGTCTGTCGTTGACTATTTGCTCTGGTACGCAAAGGACAAGAGCATCGTCAAAATGCCTGACGTCTATTGTGATCCTGGAGTTCCAGAAGACGCGGACAAATATAGGCGTGTCGAGCTCCCGTCGGGCGAGCGACGGTCGGCAGCTCTGCTTTCCGATGAGGAACTTAGCAACTATTCCCACGCGTTTGTACGGGACGATTATCCAGTTGTCAGTCAGCACTTCAGCCCGACGCGCACGAAGCGAATCGTTGTAGAAGGCAAGTCGGTGTTTTGCGGCGACGACAAGCAGTGGCGCTATGACATTGAAACCGGGATGCGAAGACTCGAAGCGGCGGGGCGCCTCCGTGCTGGAGATGGTTCCGCATTTGGCGTGGTGTTCTGGGGAGACAGTCGTTTGGCAGCTTTGCCAAACCTGTGGAGTGATATGCACGGCGAGTCAAATCCCGTATATGTGGTGCAAACTAATCGCAAGATTCTTGAACGCTGCATTCAAATGAGCACAAGTCCGGGGGACCTTGTTCTTGACCCAACATGTGGAAGTGGGACGACCGCGTTTGTAGCTGAACAATTAGGAAGGCGCTGGATAACTACAGATACAAGTCGCGTGTCAATCGCGATTGCTCGCGAGCGACTTCTAACAGCACTATATGAGTTCTATCGATTGAAGGATAGCGACAAAGGCTTGCAAGGCGGTTTTCTCTGCAAATCCGTACCCCACATAACGCTAAAATCAATCGCACATAATGAAAACCTCGACCCGATCATTTCTAAGCATCAACCTCTGCTGGATTCCGCGTTGAAAGAGTGCAACGCAACGCTCAAAAAGGTCAATGGTCAGGTTCGGTCGGCCCTTGCCGCTAAGTTAATGCGCAAGCAAAAGGAACACGGCCGAAAGGCACTCACAGATGCAGATCGCCGGCGATGGAAGCTACCGGAATCAGGTAAGGCTTGGGAACACTGGGAGGTTCCATTTGATACCGATCCAGATTGGCCGCAAGAACTGATCGATGCCGTCCTTCATTACCGGAAGACTTGGCGTGCCAAGATGGATGGGGTAAACGCCTGCATCTCCGCGAATGCTACTCAAGAAGAGCTGATTGATCAGCCACAGGTCGTAAATGGCGTGATCCGCGTCAGCGGGCCTTTTACAGTGGAGGCCGTTCAGCCCCCAGAGATGTCCCTTGGTGAGGCCAGGCTTGTGACTGTCGACGAATTCGACGGTGCACCCGACGAGATGGAGACATTCGAGATCCGGATGGTCGAATCGCTTGCCGACCAAGAGGCGCAGAATATCGACGCCTATCTTGACCAGATGATGCGTTATCTGAAGATGGATGGCGTTCTGTTCCCGAACAACAAGACGATGAAGTTTCATCGGCTAGAGCCGGTAATGGACGGCAGCGTGATCCACGCCGAGGGACGCTGGGCAAATGGCGATGCGGATAGCGACCCTGAAGGCCGGGCCAATGTCGGCGTCGTCTTTGGGCCGCAGTACGGCCCGATCACTGCGATGCAGGTCGAGGAAGCCATACGCCAGGCAAACCGTCGCGGGTATGACCATCTTGTGCTCGCCGGATTCAGCTTTGACGGCGCAGCACAGGCAGTGATTGCGGAGAGCTCGCACCCCAAGCTGAAAGTGCATTCCGCCCATATCCGCCCCGACGTTAATCCAGGAATGGCGGGCCTGCTCAAGGAACAGCCGGGCAGCCAATTATTTAGTGTGTTCGGACAGCCGCGGACAAGGCTTGACGGCGCTAACGCAGGGGGCGAGTACACGGTGACGATGGAGGGCGTGGACATCTACAACCCAGTTGATAACACCGTGACGCCCACCAAAGCCGACAAGGTGGCGGCGTGGTTTGTGGATGGCGATTACGATGGGCGCACGTTCTGCATCACCCAAGCGTTCTTCCCTGACAAGAGCGCGTGGGAAAAGCTGAGCAAGGCGTTGGACGGGATTGTAGATGCGGAGCGGTTCGAGGCTCTCAGCGGCACGGAGTCGTTACCGTTCCCGGCGGGGAAACACAAGTGTGTTGCCGTCAAAGTGATTGATCCGCGCGGTAACGAGGTGATGCGGATTCACAAGTTGGAGGATCGCCGTGGCCGATAAGACCGGACAGCTTCCGATCCAGCCGGTGAAACGGCCCATTCTGTGCAGTCCCTACGAGATGCCGGATGCGCACTGGTTGTACGACACGAAGACAGGCGAGCCCAGAGAGAATCCGGGGCGGCGCGACGCCGGCTATTGGTACAAGACGGATAAGGTGGGCGGCGCGCAGACGAAGCTGTTCGTCGAAGAAGAGCGCGACGACATTGAGTTGGTGAATGCGCTGAGGAAAGACGTGGATCGGTGGAGGGAATCCAAGTACCGCGGGGCGTCGAATGTGACGAAAGACTTGCTGAGCCACTGGGCCAGCAAGGACCGCCCACGCAGATTATTCTTCTGCCAGCGCGAGGCTGTCGAAACGATCATTTACCTGGCGGAGATCCGCATTCCGGGTCGCACCAGCAGAACGCAGTTCAAGGACTTCGCGGTAACCGACGCGGACATTCAGCAGCTTCTCAAAGGGGAGCGCCCTGGCTTCTATCAGACCGCGACGGACTACTTCCCCACTCTGGTCGACCCCTCACCGGATGCAAGCATCCTGCCCCTGCAGCGAATGGGCTGCAAGATGGCGACAGGCTCGGGTAAGACGGTCGTAATGGCGATGCTGATCTCCTGGGCGTTCTGCAACAGGGGCGTGAATCCAAATAGCGCAGAGTTCCCCAATGCCGTACTCGTGATGTGCCCGAACCTGACGGTAAAGGAGCGATTGCAGGTTCTCCGGCCAGAGGACGCGAACAACTATTACGTCGAGTTCGACATTGTGCCCACAAAGTACAGGCCGTTGATGCAGAAGGGCAGGGTGTTGGTTACCAACTGGCACCTCTTCAATCCTCAGTCCGAGCATGAGGAGGGCGGCAAGACATATGCGGTCGTGAACAAGGGGCCAGAAACGCCGGAGACTTTTGCAAAGCGCATTCTCAGTGACGACCTCTACGACCGGATGCCGATCATGGTTTTGAACGACGAAGGCCACCACTGCTGGCGGCCGTTGCACAACGGCGACGAACTGCCGGGCGGGAACAGCGAAGGACTTGAGGAAGAGGAGGAAGAAGCTAAAGTCTGGGCTGGTGGACTGGACAAGCTGAACAACTCTAACCCGGAAGGGCCGAAGGCGCGGGGTATCGGGCTGTGCGTTGACCTGTCGGCCACGCCGTTTTATATCGGCGGTAGCGGTCACCCGGAGGGGCGTCCGTTTCCATGGCTGGTGAGCGACTTCGGCCTCGTGGACGCTATCGAGAGCGGAATCGTCAAGATTCCGCGTATGCCCGTAATGGATGTGACGGGCCTTCCCGATCCGAAGTATTTCAAACTCTGGGAGACAATAAAGGATCACCTGCAGCCGGCGGATTTTCTGCCGGGCAAGGCTCGCAAGCCGAAGCCGGCTGTCGTCTATCGGGAGGCTGAAGGAGCCTTGCAACAACTGGCTGGTCAGTGGAAAGAGCGCTTTGAGTACGTCGAGCATGCGACACCCGGCCAGGAGCATGTGCCGCCGGTAATGATTGTCGTGTGCGACAACACAGACATTGCCGAAGTGGTGTATCAGAAAATCAGCGGCGAAACGCAAGTGGAGCTAGTCACTCAGGCCGACATCGAGGACGAGGACGAAGAAGAGGCGCCGGCCAAGGGCAAGAAGAAGCCCAAGGTGAAGTGGATTACCAGCTACGGCAAAAGTGAGGTGTTGCCGCATTTTGAAAACACCGAAAGCCGGAAGCACACTATCCGCATCGACACTAAACTACTAGCCGAGGCGGAAAGCGGCGATCCCAAGAAAGGCAAGAAGGACTTTGCCGAGGAGCTGCGTCAGGTTGTCGCCACCGTTGGCAAGCCTGGGCAGCCGGGCGAGCACGTCCGGTGCGTTGTGTCCGTCGGAATGTTGACCGAAGGCTGGGACGCTAACAACGTGACCCATATCCTCGGCATTCGTGCTTTCGGCAGCCAGCTACTTTGTGAGCAGGTTGTTGGACGCGGGCTGCGCCGCATGGACTATACGCCAACCAAGAACGAACAGGGGAAAGAGCTTCTAACGGAAGAGTACGTTGACGTGTACGGCATTCCGTTCTCGGTGATTCCTTTCAAGGGGAGACCCGTATCGGCCAGCGCCGCAGAAGACAAGCCGAAGCAACACGTGATGGCATTGCCCGAGCGCAGGGCAATGGAACTCCGTTTCCCAGTCGTTGAGGGATACGCGTTTGCGCTACGGAAGAATCTGATTAAGTGCGATGTGGCCTCCATGGAGGAGTTGGTAGTTGAGCCGCACCGGGAGCCAACCGCTACGTTTCTGACTGCCACGGTCGGGTACAAAGAGGGACACGCGGCTTCTGGTTCGCTAGTGTTGCCGCTTATCGAGCAGGACCGACACACATACTACGAACACAACCATATCGAGACGATCAAGTTCAACCTTGCCAGGATTATTGTTGAATTGCTCTCGGACGCATCGCACCAGGGCACCGATAGGAAGGCTCGCGTCTTCCGGCTGCAGTCGAAGCACCAGCTTTTCCCGCAGGTATTTTCAGTCGTCGATGAATATGTCCGGACCAAAGTCAACTTCCAGAACGAGAACCCATCTGAACTTGGCTTAGGTATCTATGTGCAGCGGATCATCGAGCGCTTGCTGGCGCGAATCGAGCCCGACGACGAGAGCGGCGAGATGCCGTTGATGCCGGTTCTCAACCGCTACAAGTCAATTGGATCGACCGCGGATGTCGAGTTCAAGACAACGAGGCCGTGCTTCGCAACGGCAATGAGCCATATCAACCAGGTTGTCGCGGACACACAGCAGTGGGAACAGAGCGCGGCCTTCCGACTTGAGATGGCTGTCAAACACGGCCTAGTTCTCTACTACGCCAAGAATGACCACCTCGATTTGCTGATTCCATACGAATACCTCGGGGTCGAGCACAACTACATCCCCGACTATCTTGTGAGGATGGCGAACGGCGTGACCCTGCTCCTGGAGATCAAGGGCCAGGAAGACAACCAAGACAAGGCGAAGCACGATTCAGCACGGCGGTGGATTTCGGCCGTCAACAATTGGGGCAAACTCGGGAAGTGGGACCTTCACGTCTGCCGCAATCCGCAGATGTTGGAGAGAGAGTTGGAATATGTCGTTCAGAGGTTCAATTCTGGCCGCGTCGAGCGTGCTGAGGTCGGAGAATAACCGTGGCGACCATCGAGTCATACATTCAACCCGCAACGCTATACCGGTATCGACCTCTGAAGCACTTTGATCGAGAAGTAGAAGCAATGAAGCGTGCTGCAGTGCATTGCGCGCCCTATAGCTCCATGAATGATCCGATGGAAGGGTTCTATACATCGAGTAAGCGGCTGAGGGAAAGCGAGAATTACAAATCGATTAGGTCGCTAATCGCCGATAACAAGGCAATGCTCGGGATCTGCTCGTTTAGCGAAGTCCATAACAACGAACTGATGTGGGCTCATTACGCCGATCAGTTTCGCGGCATTTGCATCGCCTACCGCTTCTCCAGCCTGCTGTCCAATCTAGGAGGCGATGTGGAGTTTATTCGCCTGACGTATCGAGAGAATGCTCCCACCGTTCCTTCCCACAAGAAGCCGGAGCATTTAGCGAAACGGGTGCTCTCGTGCAAGAATTATCGGTGGCTCTACGAGCGCGAGTGGCGCATGTTTGGAGTGCAGGGCCTGGTGACTTACAAGAAAGTGAAATGCGTCCAGTGCGTTTATCTTGGATCGCGAATTGATCCGGACGATTCCAGCCGTATCACGGCGACTATGGATTCACTGGGAATTGAGACCCGAAAGATGTCTCTGGATAAGTATTCGATGGGTTTCGACCCCTGCAAATAGCTCACGTTTCCTGTGTGGCGTGCTCCGATGAGAGCCATATCAACGTCTCAATACGGGCAGTACATAGTGGATAATCAACGATGCTACGCATGCAATTCCCAGCAGCCAATACCGGAAGCGATTTAGCTGATCGATGTTGCGTTCGGCTACTTGGAGGCGGGAGGGCTGGCCGTTGCCTGTGACGCCTGACCTGACCTGTGTTTCCAGTTGGGCGATGCGCTCGCCTGTGTCCTGCTGCCAGGAGGCCACGGACTCGCGGAATTCGCGCCATTCCGTGTCGCGGAAGGCGCGGAACTCCGTCAAGAGCAGTTGAAGTTGATCGTCCACGTTTATCCCCTTACTGGATGTAGATTTCTGCCACAGACACAGAACATGAACCCTGACAAGAGGTAAGCGGCGTCGTGTCCGAAACGGCGTTGCCCCCTTGTGCATCGATCCACACGGTTATCGTGCTCAGGTTTGTTCCCGCCGGGATAGCCAGGGTATAGGTTGTCTGCGCCGTAGGCTGGTATGGATCGCCAAGCATAGTCAGCGTTCCGCTCACGCTTGCTGAAATAGAAGCAATCCATCCGCTCGACGATGGTGAAGATGCTGGGAGCGGAGCGGTCCCATTGATTGCAAATGACGCGACGACATTCAGCGTAGTAGCAGCGGTAGTGGTGATCGCTGGGAAGCCCGAGAATCCGCAGGACCCCTGTGCCGCCGGGAAATAGTAATCCCCGTTTACCGGCATCGGTGCAACACCTTCGTTCCAATAGCTGCCGGAAATCACCGCGGCGGTGTTGGTGTTGTTGTCGTAGGCGGCTGTGGGTGCAGTCGTCATCGACGTGCCCACATCTGTATAGCTCGACGGCTGATAGCGCGCCGAAGCTGCCGGAGTCACCAAGCTGCCAATAAGGAAATACCCCGGCATGTTCAGGAAGTTTGCTTCGTTCTGCGTGGCAATCGGGGTGATGGTTCCGCCCGCGAATGTAGGGTCGACGTAGTACACGAAGTAGAGTTGCGATGGGTTCAGCCCGGTAATAACGGATGGAACTGGCGTGCAGAGCCTCGAGTACACGAAGGGTGTAAACGGGGCCACGGTGATCTGCGTACCGCTGGACGAAGATTGGGCTGTCAGAGTCCCAGTCGGCGCAACGGGAACCCCGTTGTATGAGAACGGGGAGTAGGTTGTGCTGATCGTCTCGGGGCCGGCCTGCACCCATGCGGAAGGAACACCAGCGCAATTCACAGCGCGAACCTGCACGTTGTACTGCGCGCCCACGTTGACCCCGCCAATGAAGAGCGAATTGACGGAGGGATCACAGCGTCCCCATGCCGTCCAGTCGGTTGCGCCCGCGGATTGGTACTGCACTTCGATGTATCCACCTTGGACGACGTTGGTGTCGTTCGGAGCTTGCCACGTCACGTAGAGCGAGTTTGTGTAAACGCCACTCGGCCCAATTGTGATCGTGGACGGGAAAACTATGCCGTTGATGATCGCCGCGGGGCCTGAATACGCGACGACGTTTTCCGGGGGAGAGCACACGCGAACGCCGACGTTGTTAGGGACAAGGCTGTCGGTGATTGACAACTCTTCCGTCGGAGACCACGTGTAGATCGCAGAGTTCGCCGCGGAGTTGGCTCCATCTACCTGTGCCAAGTCCAGTTCGACAAAAGGCTTGCCGTTGTCGTCGTAGGCGAGACCGACGTGGAGAACCTCGAAGGGTTCATTCACCCAGTTGTATCGAGCGAAGCTGAGACCGATCACGTCGGTCACTGTCGCCTGGTAGGCTGTCAGATCGCACTGGAGATGCAGGCGGTACTGATACCGCTGACGCATCAACTGGATCTTCGCCAAACGCTGAGCTACCGCAGAGACGTTCGTGCAAGGCAGATCGAGATTGTGAACGATGATCTCGTTCCCGTCTTCAGCCAGCCAGGTGTTATTCACAAACCCGTGAAGGCCGTCCTGCTGATAGAGGGGATAGTCGCTCGGCTGATAGTTATTGGCCGGGCTGACATACGTTCCCTTGACGGCGTTACAGGCTTCCATGACCGACAGACGGGTGTCCAGCTTGATCGGGCCGACGATGTTCTTCTCGTTCAGGTAAAGGCTCGGCGCCACGTAGGCGCCGGGGATGATGCTCCACACTCCACCCTGCACGGACAGACGACCGGCGCAACTGGAGACCATACGCTGGATGTTGGTCCCGCGCGGCGTGTCCAGATTGAAGGTCGTATTGCAGGAATACTGCGGAACGGTCCCACCAACAGCCAGCGTGAGCGTCTCGTCGCATGTGTTGGCTGCGGCAATCAGGTTGTTCTGATCGATGGTCGATCCGATCTGCAGGCCGAAGCCGCCGCGAAGACGCGGCTGAGCCATGTAGTCGGCGATGCACAGGGCGGCATTCTCCGTGTAGCCGCGGTTGCCGGTACGCGGATCGAGAACGTCGCATTTGCCCTTGACGATGAAGGACAGGTTTGTCGGATAGCTCGGGAAGTAAGCCGAGTCGTATCCCATCTGGACATAGACCAGCGTGTGGCCGTAGCAGACGTCGGTGGGCAACCAGGTCAGCGGTGATGTGCTGCCAACCTGAGCTGCCAGCAACGTTGGGAAGCTCCTCGTCTGGTTGCCATTCTGGAACTCGATGTGAACCTTGTTCGAATAGTCGGGGAGACACGTCTCGCACCTGCCACCGGAGCTGCTTCCGTCAGCGCCACCGCAGCAGTATTGCCACATTGTCAGGTCTGCGGGGTTGGGGAGCCACAAGGTCCAGACACCGTTATAAGTGTTGTCACGCACGCCGGAGACAACCATCGTCTGACCATTGAAGGACCGGGCGAAACCGCCGCTCACCTTCATCGTCACAATACCGCCAGAGCGGCTGATGGACGTAATGTTGCAGGTTGTCTGGTGTGGAGATGCCGACTGCCAGATCGTGGTGTTCGGATCGGAGCTTGGCTGCTGAACCAGGTTGAGGGTCTGACCATCGAGACGCACTTCGACAAGGGAGTCCGTCGGGTGGCACGCAAGCGCGAACACACGATGCCACTGTTTGTCGTTGCTGGTCGTCGAGCTGCCGGTCTGCGAGTTGGTCTCGGAGAAGATCTCAACGCCCGGAACCTTCATGGTCCCGTAGATGTAGTTGTAGGGCCCGATTGGATTGGTGGTCGCCACACCCTGGCCGGGCTGCTTCGTGAGCATCTCCGCGATGCCCGTCATCACCTCACCGGCACCGGCGATGATGAGCGCAGCGCCGAAGGGCGCACCGACACCAGTAGCGATGAGGACCGCACCCGCAGCGATCTCTGCTCCACCAATGACGGTGTCAACAATTCCCTTAGACATGAGCTTGATCCTTAGAGGCGGTAGGCCGTGAGGTGCTTGCTGAAGCGATCGAAGGGCTCGTAGAGGAGCCCTTTATCGCCCGGGGTCATGATGTGCGTGCCATGAAGGCTGACCACGCCGAGCCGAGTTTGATCCTTCGCGCCGATGACGACGAGATCGCCGCGGTGCGCAAATGCGGGCTTGACCTCAATCCATCCGTATTCCTTGGCCAGAGATGCAATCAGATCGTCCAGGTAGGGCGATCCGCAGATGCGCTGGCATTCCTGCGCAGCTTCAACCGCGGTCGAGTACGTCATTGAAGGCATGGCATCGACGCCGGTCAACGCCTTGATGCAGCCGGCCGCGAGAATGCCGCAGTCATGCACTCCGTAGGCGAACGGAGTCGTGTGGATGGAGTTGACGAACTCCCCCAGCTTGTATGCCCAGTCAGCTTGTCTCATTTGTGACCTACTGGTTGTTGACCGATTTCGGATTCTGCCCCCAGAACACGGTGAGTTCCTGGATCACATTGACGTGAGAGAACCCCGTGTCCACTGTGGTGGATGGCAGACCGAGCCGCCGCAGAGTGAGAACAAGGTCGAGCTGCTGATCAGCTTGCGTGTAGTGGCGACATACAGGCCGGTTCAAATCGGCGAGCACGTTCTCGACGTTGATCGTGATCGTGCTGGTGCTGCCATCGTCATCGATGGATGTTTTGTCCATCAGCCCGGAGAAGCTGATGACCGGTGAGCTGATGAGATTCCCATCAGCGTCGAAGCACATGAGCCAGAGGTTTACCGGCTGCATTAGGCGCATGTTGTTGAGCGCCTCACCGATCAGGTTGGACGGGATGCCGCTGAGGCTGATCTTCACGGCTTTGGCTTCGACCGTCGTGTCCTCAGAAATGCCTTGCACCTTGCCCAACGTGCCGACGCCTTGAAAAGTCAGTCCATTCCAAGTCATTGGCCCAAGGCCGGACCAAAGGTAGAGCGTCTCGTTTGACATCTGTAGTTCAGCGAAGATGGCCGTCCGCACGACTGGCGCGGTCAGAGCCGAGATCATCGGGCTTGTGAGCGTGCGAGGCATTAGATCGCCTCTCTGAACTTGAGGCCGTTGATTCCATAACTGCCGGGAGTCGATGAGAAGGAGTTGCCTTGGTTCTGAGCGAGGCGCATCAGGCCTTTGCAATTGCGCGTAATGATCGCCGTCCCGTCCGCGGGAAGATCGCGAAGGTTAGGCCAGACGCTGAGTACCGCCCGGCCGGTGTTGTCCGAGTTGGCCGGAGCCGTCAGCCTGTACAGGCGAGGCGCGTAGCCGGTGTTCAGAGTCTGCACTGATCCAATCTGGATGTAGTCTCCAGCCATGAGGATGGAGATCGTTGATGGAGTCCAGCCCCGCGTGAGCACGTTGTAGCCGGTCTGGTTTGCGCCGGATACAACCGGAGAGCCTGTAGCTCGGCCCTTCGGAACGCTCGCAGTGGGATCACCAAGCAGGAAGCAGTTGACCATGCCACGACATGCGAGAATGAACGACTGCCATGCGTCGGCATCGTAGCGGTTCATCGGCGGCAGCGAAATCGTTCCCGTCCACAGGGAGTTCATCAGGTCGTACGTCTGCGCCTGTCCCGTGTAGATCGAAGTGCTCTGCTCCACCTTCTCCTGCGGATCGAACTCGATGCTCGATGGGTGCAGGACATTCGGCACGGTGTCGCAGGGCAGGCCGATGATGCTCTGTCCGTTGAATATTCCAATCACTGACATGGGGCCTCAATAGAAAGGGCGACCCGAAGGCCGCCCTGCTGAAACACGAAGTTGTTCGCCCTTAGTTAGGATTGCCGGGACAAACGACATTCCAGGTCGCTGAATTCGACGCGCTGGCCGTGACGGTCACGTTATTGCTGCTGACGCTCACCGCCGCAAACATGGGCGTCGTTCCCTGCGGGGCAGCCACGCAAGCCGGCGTACTCGTCCAGGAATGTTGAAAGCTCACCATGCAACTGGTCGAACTAGACATTGTGCAAGACCCGGCGAAGTCTCCGGTCCCAATCTGGTTCAGGTGATTGCCCACTACAACGTTGCCGGTGCCGTTTGCGGCGCCGGCCTGGAAGTTGCTTGCCGTGGATGCTGCACCAGAGCTGGTCACAGTGAGGGCCGGGGTGTTGTAATTGGCGCCGCCTTCATACACAATGAAGCCGCCCGTGCCGGAACCGCTGGTGTTATTTACGGTGACGGCAGAGCTGCCCTCACTGTCAATGTCCGTGCCGCTTCCGTTGTACAGCCTCAGGTGATGTACTCCGCTGCCGGACGTGTAGCTGTCCACGTTGCATGCGGACGAACTGGCACAGTTGAAGCGCCACGCCTCCGCGCTGCCTGCGAAGAAACGCTGGTATCCGTAGAGCGTCTGATTCCCGCTCGCGTCGATCGTGCCCACTGTTGTGGGAGACGCACCACCCGAGCCGTATGCCACGCCGCCTGTGCCGGAATTACTAGAGCAGTTGAAACAGACATTCCCGGTGCCCGCTGCGTTGAGGGCCGTCTGATTGTTGCCGCCGGCTGTATTGTTCTGTCCCATGAGCAAACGAACTGTATTGTTGATGAGGTCCTGAAACATCCATTGCTGCGACCCACCCGCGCCGTCAGTGAGGCCCCAAAGCCAGTTGTAGACGCTACTGCTTGTGCCCTGATCGACCTGGGTCTCCCACTGGAGGCCCCGCACATTTCCGCTGCCAGTACCCAGGCGAAGATGGTTCACGACAGTCGCATCCTGCTGGCTCGCGTACCAATCCCCCTTCACGCCGTTCTGCGTGTGGTGAAAGGCATCAATGAAGCTGTTGCGGCTGCCGTAGTCAATGAGCTGGTTGGTGAAGAGGGTGCCTCCCGAGATGACCAGGTTGAAAGAGGACCCGCTGTCTGCCTGGTACTGGATGTTGGAGTTTTCATTCCGCACGCCAATAAAGGTGTTGTTGATCGCGTTCGCGCCCAACTCGACCATCTTGTAGCAGCCCTCAATATCTCCGCCGACCCAGGTGTTGCCGTCTGCGGCCTCTGCATAGATGCCGTTGCCGTTTGGGTATCCGCCGATGGTTGGGCAATTGATATGGAGCCGCTCAAACGTGGAGGCATTGGCAAAGTCTCCCACAACGTTGCCGGAATCGTGGCCGGTCATGTCAATGCCCATGGGGTAGGAGTTGATATGCACGTCCCGGAAGCTGCCGCCCGTGTAGTTGCCCGTACCGTCGAGCAAGATGCCAAGCTGGCTCGACGGCGGAATCGTGCTTGAGTTGCCGCCCTTTCCGTTTAGTTCCACGTCCTCCATGGTGATGTCTTGCGTGCGATAGAAGGCCATGGCCGTCGCAAACTGACCCGCCGTGTTGGTCATGATCGCAAGGTGTTTGAAAGCCACGCGGGACGTGTTGTACGTGAACGTTGGATCACCCACTTTGACGAAGGTGTCATTGCCGGTGAAGACCAACCAGGTGGCGTCTTGCCCACACCCTTCAAAGACGTCGCTGCCCACGTTGTAGGTGGGAGTGTTCTTGATGATGATGTGGTTGATCCCCATGTTGACGGATTGACAGGGCAAGAGCACATGCACGCCGCTGTTCGTGACGTTGATGTCTCCGGCAGCCGTCAACGTGTTCGGGCCATTGGAATTGGATGTCAAACGCCGGGCATCGCACGTAAAGTTGCCAACACTATTGCCGGCAAGCGTTTGTTGTCCGTATATGGCCCCGTATGTGATGCAGGCATTGATGAGCTGATCAAAGCTGCCCGTCCCAAATTGATCGACCTGGTACACGGAACCGATGAGTTTGCCTTGAATCCACGGGGACGTAACGGATGTAGACCCGTTCACGAAGCTGGCGAACAGGCCTGCAATGTTCGCCGATCCTGCCGAAAGGTTGTTTGGGACAGCGAGATCGCCGTTCGCGTCGGTGGTGACCCTCGACGGCCCAAGATGCACCAGGTCCGAATTCGAATCATAGGTCGGGATGGTGTACTGCGTCGAAGGCGAAACCTCCGTCGCGCCCGGCGCCTGCGGGATCGCGCAGTTGAGCGCGTACGGGTTCCCGCCCGTCAGATTGCAGCTTGCACTCGAGCCGGGCGGGAGCGTGGTGACGCTGCCCATGGTGAGGGCGGAAGCCGGAACCGTGACGATGGCTGGGTCATAGGTGTCCAAGGTCCAACTCGACCCGGTGATCGGCGTCATACCGAAATCCCGGATCACGGCGTTGTTACTCCGGCTTGCAGCCCACAGGTGGTAATAAAGGCCAGCGGGAGACGGAGCGACGCTGAGGCCGGATTGCAGGACACCATTATTGATAAGGCCGCACACCGCACCCGGGACAACCTGAACGGACCCCACGCGAAACCCCGCGGGATTGGACGCCGCGTCTACCGGCGCGAAGCACAATTTGGCATTCGTGATTGGACGTTCGAACGCGTCTGCTACATGCGAGGCAGAGATAGACACCTGAGCGCTTGCGAAGCTCCACCCGATGAGCAGAGAGAGAAAGAGAAAGATCCGAGTAATGCGCATTAAAAGTCCGCCTCGCTGGAGAAGATCGCTGCCCACGTTGTGGCCACAGGTGCTGGAGAGACAGGGAAGGATGGGAATGTGCCGAATTGCTGGATCATCTGGTTCGAGCTCTGATCCCAGAGGACAGCCGAGTAAGTAGCCGACGAGTTGTCCAATGAGTCGGTGGTCGATTCCAGCGTGACTGCGGGAATGACCAGCTGGCCTTGATTCACGGTGCAGCCGAAAGATTGGTAGAACGCGCCGAGGCCCGTCTTGACGTTCTCCCGAACGGTCTTGGGAACAAGCGCTCCATCGGAACCGGTGAAGGCTTCGTTGCAGAAGACGTACAACGCCACACCGGTCGTGAGTCCGCTCCAGCCACTCAGCGTGGCTGAGCTGATCGTTACTTGTGCCATTGCTTACCTCGGGGTTCTGCGTTGACGATCAATCATGCGAGACTGAGCCTGCTCCACTGCGTGGGCATTGCTCGATGCGATCGCCCGCGCGACATTGGCCTGCGTGAGCGCCGGATCTGTGGCACGCGCATCGATGACGTAGGTCGGGCTGCCACCAGCGATGTCACGGTTGGGAGTGATGTGGCCGCCGGATGTCGGGGGCGTCCAGATCTCAGGACCAACCTCGCCAACCTCGATGGGCACTCCACCGCCGAAGATGCCGCCGGGACCGAAGAGACGGCCACCGAAGAGGCTGCCCGCCGCATCAGAGTCGTTCAGGCCCTGCATACCACCAGCGCCGGCGAACATCATGCTGCCGGCGCCTTTGGCGATTTGGCCGAAGCCCATCAGCCAACGCGAGAGGTTGTTTTGCCTGTAGTTGGCATCGGAGAGTGCATTTGCAACGCCGCTGCCTTCGCCCTTGGTATGCTGCGGACCCTGAAACATGCCCATCAGACCGCCAGCCATGTCCATCGCGCCGGGCATGTATTTGCCGGCGTTCTGGTGCACCCACTGGCCGAAGGATGAGTTCTTGAAGGAGTCCTCGATCTTGCTTACACCCGGAATCGAGGAGAAGATTGATCTCCCAGAGGGTGAAGCGTCGGAGCTACCACCGGAGCCTGAGCCACTCGTCACCGATGAACCGGCGATGTGAACATTCAGAGCTCCGTTAGTGGCTGAGAGCTGCAGCTCGTTGATCTTGCCCTTGCTGTCTTTGCCCTTGCCGAGCAACGTTCCCTCAATCCACTGCAGGCTGACCTTTGCGAGCGACCGCTCCGACTGCTCGAACACTTTGCCGAAGTTCGTCCGGTCGCCGAACATCGCATTGACGAACTGATCGTTCAGGCCGTCCAGCGTATGTTCCATGATGGAAGCGATCTTCTGCTCGACATCCTGCGCGCCTTCCCGGATGTGGTCGAACATCTGGTCGAACGCATCGCGTGTGGCAAGCGCGTCCTCTACGACCTGGGCATTATGCTGAGTCTCCAACTGAGCAAGTTCCCTGGAGACATCCACGCCCTTCGATTCAGCCTGGATCAGCGCATCGAGGAATGCGCGGTACTGCTCCTGATGGACAGCCGCAGTTTGGAGCGCCGCCTCGTGCCGGCCGATGTTGCCGGTCGCCTGGTCGTACTTGATGGCATCCAGGTCAGCCCCTGACTTGGTCTTCACGTCGGCTAGCTGGTCTTCCAGAACAGTCCGAGCGTACTTGACGGCTTTGGCCCATGCCTCCGCGTCATCCTTGGCCTGCTGGATCTGCCACTTAATCTCCTGCTCAATGCCGCTGGTATCGATCTGCTCCGCTTTGGGGGGCGTGTAGGAATCAATAGCTTTGTCGCCGAGCAATTGCCGGGCCAGCTGATTCGGAGCGCTTCCGAGGTGCTCCAACCACCAGCCCGGTTTCTGGTCATCCGAGATGCCAGCAATCTTGAGCGCGTGCTCCAGGTTCTTGATGAACTCGTTGGCGACTTTTCGCTCGACCTCAGTCGCTCTGCCGTGCTGTGCCTTCTGATCTTCGAGGAGCTTCACTTGATGCTCATCGGAATTGACGCGCCAGTCGGCGCCGACGATGCGGCCCATCTGACCGGCCGCATTCGATGCTGTGGAGCTTGATTGGATTGCCGTCTGTAGCGCGCCTGGGTCGTTCGCGACGATGCCGGCTTGATTCAGGGTAAGCAGGTCTGCGTCGGAGACGCCGCTGAGGTTGTTGCGTTGGGCAAATGGCAGCGCCAATACACGCTGCGCCGCATCATGGATACTGGCCTGCTGTGCCTGGTAATCGAGGACCAACTTACGCGCTCCAGCGTAGTCTCCGGTCGCAACCTGGCCTGAGACTTGATCCTTCAGGCGCCCAAGGGACGCCTGGAATCCGGGTGTAGCATTGTTGACCATGCCCAGGCTGAGGACCGTGGAAAGCCAGTCGGCTTTGATCTTCGAGAACGCTTCGTCGGACTTCTGCGCGATGGTGTCGAACGCGGATTCAAGCGAGTCGAAACTCTGATGGTCGATTAGCTCCAGTTCGTCATGCAGCTTCGCCAGATGATTGTTGGTCAGCTCATCGATCTTGATTTGTGCGGAGAGCGCTTTATCTTCGAGAGAGCGATAGGCTCTCTCGCCGGCCTGCCCTACTGCCTCCTGCGCTTTCGCTAGTTCCTCGGCCGCCTTCTTGTTCTTCTCAACGAACTCGGCGATCTTCTCCCCTGCTTTGACGACGATGTCGATCAGGGCGATGACTGCGATCGTGTCGAATGCAGCAGACATCGCGGATGCAACGCCGGGGAGCTTGGCAACGAACGTCTGGAGGTGTCGGGGCAGCCGGATGCCGATCTCGTCGCCGAGCAGCATCATCGAGCCCTTGGCTTCACGCATTTCCCGGCTGGCAGCACGGTTCACTTCGCGGAAGGCCGCATTCGCCTGCGACTTCATCCTGTCCAGCTCAGCCAGATCGGCGAGGAGCTTGACCCTGATTTGTGCAACTGTGCTCATTAGCTACCTTCGGAGAATGCCGCTTCGATGCCGGCCGCAAGTTCGTTGGTGAACGTCTGCAAGGCGACCTCCGCAGACTCATCGAAGCCTGCCTCCATGAAGTGAGTCGGCGGAATGAACTCGTCTTCTACGCCAGGACCGCGACGAGTCCGCTCTGCATTCTTGAAACGTCTGCCGCCGTGTACGTGCATCCAGCCGTCATTGATCCAACGGGCCACATAGCCTGTCAGCTCTGTAGGGCCGACAGCGACATTGGCCGTCAGGCCGGTCTTGTTCACGAACGGATCAATGTCGATGTCCTCAGCCAGTAGCTCGGGCATGATGGAGTTGCCATTGGGGTCCTTGTACGGGCGGGGCTCGCCGGATGCGCCACGCGGAGAGCGCTCCATGACAGCCTGCTTCACAGCAGCCTGCATGACGCGGCCACTGTCTTCCAGTGCGCCCATGAGGACTTCCGCGGCGACTTTCTTCGGCAGTTGCTCGAGACGCTTAACGAAATCTGAAGTGTCGATCTCGATCTGGATGTTATCGACCATGTTTACCTGAGTGCTGAGCGCCAATCTGCTTCGCCTGGCGGAACTGAGCCTTGAGCCGTTCAATCACTTGGCCGCGCGGTTCTTTGCGGCCCCACTTCGAGGGCATGTAGTCGGCGTATTTGGAAGGCTTGGCGGGATGACAGAAGGAGAAGTCGACCACGCTGCGAGCGATGATGGCTGCGAGCAGCTCCTCATGCTCTGACTTTTGGCGGTGGCGCTTCAGGAGGTAGGAATATTGACGGGGAGTCAGGCGCCAGAACTGTTCATCGGTAAGGCCCAGGTCATACCGCGCGGTAGACCAGATGTTCAACCACCGCTGCTGGCGGGTTAGCTCTGGGCCGGCATGGGGTCCGCCGGCGCGTCCTCAGCTTCGACTGATTCAGGCTCAGGATTACTTGCGGTCCATGCCTCAAGCACCTTGGGCCAGACGTCCAGCAAGGTCTCGCGTGTGATCAGTTTCTTCGCCTCGTCGAACGTCAGCGACCGCTGATCATAATGGGCCGCGGCGAAGAACATGGATTGAACCAGGCGAATCTTCGGCGTCCTTATGTCCTGCGGACGCAGGCCGGTAATGAGGGGCCGGTCAACGATCTCTTCAGCCTCGGCGATGGCTTCGAAGTCGAAACGCAGAACGTACTTGATGCCGCCCACGACAACGGGAACGGCAGGCAGCAATGGATTGCTCATTTCCTTCTCCGGGGAGGTTGAACCCAATGCGGGCGGGTTATTAGGCCCGTCCGCTGAACCTAGAGGTGTGCGTGCTACTGCTCGGTGACAGTCGTGGTGAGCTGCGCCGTCAACTTGTAGGTGAGGTTCTTGTCGGGACTGATGCCTTCGTATCCGAACTCGCTCACGTAGGCGGAAAACGCGGACGTTGCATCCGTGCCGCCACCGGGAAGGATCAACTTGAAATCCAGGATCGCGCCAGAGTCGAACGCAGCCTTGAGTGCCAGACGACCGGGCTCATTGGCAGTGGTGAAGATTACCGTTGCAGAGAATGTGCCGGGATCGAGTACAGACGGAATCTGCTCTTGCAGGACGCCGGGACCGACTGCAGGGGACGCAAGATTCGTCACCTTTTGGTAGGACCACTTCGGGTTGGGCGGGGTGATGGACTCGGGCTCGACCAGCGCGGTAAAGGTCTGGTTGGAGCCACCGTGAACTGCGTATTCGAGCTGCGTCCCGGCTCCGAGTACACCGGTTGAAGCCTGGGCTGTGCCTGTGGGCATTTTGTCACCTCTAGGTTGGGTTGTGGCGAGCTACTGCTCGACGTAAGTGATCTGGAGCTGTATCGACGAGCGATACATGAGAGCGGTGCCTTCGAATGAGTCGCTGGCGTTGGCGAACTCGACGAGGTGAACCTGCGTGCCGTTGGGGAACGTCCCCTGAAAGCCGGACAGAGCTGACCAAATTGCCTTCTGCGCCGCGACCACATCGGAGTAAGTCACCGACCAGACGTTGATCACCACTCGTTTGCGGACGCAGTAGCTGTCGCCAGACAGGGCGTAGAGCTGCGTGCGGCTGACCGATTGATAGGTCATCCAAGGCTTCGCCGTTGCGCTAACGCCTTTGGGCAGCGCCGCAGGAAAGATGTTGGTCCCAACGATGGTGGTGAGGTCTGGGATTGTCCTGAGCTTTGCGTCAAGGCCTTGCTCGATCGTCATTACTCACCTTCGTTCAGCTCGTAACAGAGCAGGACCAGCACGAAGTTCTGCTGCCGGGGATTGAGCACAGCCTCGATCTCGTAGATGTGGGATACTCCGGCGTAGGGATCGGCATACACCACGCGCATGTTCGGCGTGATGACGAGCGACTTGCACATCCGCATGGTGATGCGGTGCGTGACCTTGCTGATGAAGGCCTCGGTTTCATTCACGAGTTGGCTGGCCTGAATGTCGATGTCGGCCCAGCACGTGCGCACTGTCTGCCAGCTGCTTGGGAGCGGCTGCCCGAAGGCATCCTGCACGCCAGAAGTCTCCTGCTGAATCTGAACCTTACGATTCAACTTGCCGAGATCGAGGGAATCGAATGCCATGTGCCTTTACCAGTCGAAGGTTTCGAAGACTTCGTTTGCGAGCAGGTTCTCAACTGCCATCGGCACTTCTTTGAGAGCATCGGCCGTCACGGCCATGCGGTGCGCGTACCAGTGGCCGATCAGTAGGAGCATCGCGTAGCAGATGGTCTGCGGGCAGTTGTTGACCTCGACCCCATCGCCGTAAGTGCCGGCAGTGAAGTTCACCCGCACTTGCCCGGGGATGTAATTCTGTTGGTACGGCCATGTGTAACCAGGCCGTGGAGAAATGCGAGCCGGTTCGGAGACCAGATCGACGTTGTAGTTCGACGGATCGATGGTGACGACTGTGACGCCGTCGTTTGCGAGATAGGTGAGCGACTCCACACTGACCGTCGCCGGGAATGGAAGCCGGATCGTGAGACCGCGGTAATACCAGTGCATGAAATAGTCATGCGCCGTGGAGCCCGTCGTCGATCCCCATCCAGGCCACGGGAAGTAATCGAGGGTGAGCAGCATCTTCCGGTTGAAGATCGCGCGGTGCGTGATCTTCTCTACGAGCTGCCGTGCCGCGACGATGAGCGCGGTGATGTAGCCGTCGTCATCGTCGTAGTCCACGCGCAGATGCATCTTGGCCTGGTCAAGGGACACAGGCTCGATGGCCGGCGCCGAAAGCTCACGGTAAGAGAGAGGCATGATGACTCGCTAGATGAGGCCGGGATACACGAACCAGAGGAGAGGCTGAGGCGTGGGCTTTGCAGGTTTGCGTTTGGCCATGGGGGAAATCCCCCGGGAAGCTGTTCACTCACCGGGGGAAAGTTGGTTACTGGACCTTCATGCCGATGATCGGCGAGTAGGTTGTGGTGTTGGCCAGCGTGGGAGCGCCGCCAGCGCGGGCGAATGCAACAACGCCGAGACGGTTCAGTTCGATCCAGCGCTGGGCGGACTGCTTGATCACCAGGCCGGGGACGACCTCGCGCAGCTGGTAGCCCATGCCGAAGTCGCCGAAGCGTACCGGCACGTTGTTGCTCGCGACGGCGGGCGCGTACTGGTCTACCTTGACCGGGAAGCCGAGGATCTGACCGGCGAAACCAGACTTCGCGCCGTCCAGGTACGGGATGAAGATCGGGCGGCCCTGCGTGTCCTTGATCTTCAGCACGTTGCCGAGGGTGGCATTGCTGAAGGCGAAGCAGGCGCCGTTGTGGTACGCCGGATCGAGCGCGGCAATCATCGCCACGAAGTCGTCGTACCCGAGCGCACCCACAGCCTCGGTCGTAACCGGAGTCGGGATATTGCCCGTCAGGCCGACGATGTTCGAGCTGTTGCCGGCATTCATCGCCTGCGACACGCCGCGCTGATACCGCGCCGTGAGCGCCTGGTTGACATAGCTGATGAGGTCAAAGCTCACATCCTGCACCAGCTTGTTGTCGAGAAGCAGCGGATCGCCTGTACGGAGGCCGTCGGTCTTGATCGTCACGCCGTTGACTGCCGGATCGGTGCCGTTGCCAATCGCAGCGCTATCGAGGACAAGGCCGTTGCCGGTATCGTCCCACAGCGGGAAGCGCACATCCTCGCCGGTTGTGGTCCGCATGTGGCCGACGATGTCATAGAGCGAGCCAGCGGAACGCTGCGCGACGATGGGCGACACAGCCGCGACGGGAATCATCACGCCGCCGTCGGCAGAAAGGGTCAGGTCGCGCTGCTCAAAGCGCTCACCGCGCAGATACGAACGGAACGCCTTGTTGCTGGCGAGGTTGCGCTCTTCCTGGGGGCGGGCATCAGCTTCGGCCGACTCAAATCCCTCGCGCGGGGGACGGTTGGTGGGGAGCGAACGCTCTTCGCTCTCGGCACATGCTTCCAGCCGCTCGATGTCGGCCTTGAGTGCGTTGGCATCCGCGAGCATTGCATCGACCTTGGCGCGCTGCTCCGTGGACAGTTCCGGCGCGGACATCAGCTGGCGGGTCTCCGCAAGCAGACGATTGCGCTTCTCATTCAGTTCCCTGAGAGTCATATCGGTCCTTGTGTTGTGTTGTGGTTGGAGTTGGTCCGTCAATGTGCTGTGAGCAGCGCGGGACGGATGGTTGGAAGATCAGAACAATTCGGCTTCAGCCAGACGGAGGCGAAGCACCGCATCCTCGTGCCATGTGTCGGCGGAACGCTTGGACGACTCGGTCTCTACGCTGTCGTCATCAGCGACACGCTCTGCCCCCTCGCATTGGGAGTCGGCTGAGCAGATACCGCACTTGCCGGACATGCACTTTGCGCATGTGCAGGTACATTTGTCGGTGAGCGCGCGCTTCTCGAAGCGGGAGCGCATCTCGACTGGCATGGAATCGGGAAGACTGCGAACACCCGCGGACGTGGCGGTGAAGGCCGGGAAGGCAACAGGCGAGACATCGAGGATCATCTGGAACTCGAGAATCCGGCGGGTCACTGACCCGTCAGGATTGTCTGTCCATTGATCACGCGCGGTGATGAACCCAAAGCTCGACTCACGGATGTCCTTCCGGCGCATCGAGACGATGAGGTCTTTCGCTGCTGTCGTGTCCGGAGGATCGATCTCATAGGCAAGCCCGCGAGCATCGACGTTAAGCCGGAGAGTGCCGGCCGACTCGCGGCCGAGTACAACATCATCGTTGTGATTCCAGAGAGCGCGAACGTCATGCTGTCCGGCCATCACGGTGTCGAAGGCATGGGGATCGATCTCCTCAATCCAGCCCATGTCCTCAGAGGGTGTGTCAAACACCGCCGCGTAACCGGCAATCTTCGGCGCTTCGCCCTGTTCGGAGACGCGGAATTCCTGAGTGAGAAACCTGCGTTCTACTGTCATGATTACTTGGCCTTTGGCTGGGGATTCTGCGGATCGTTCGCCGGCTCGCCTTCTGGTTGCTGACTGATTGGGATCAGCTTGTTGTCCTTCAGGAGCTGGCTTGCATCGCCCATGTTCGTCGGGTACAGGAAGGTGTCGCCTTCAGGACCGATGTTGTTCAGGCCGATGTCCTCGCGAATGTCGTTGACGCTGAGAAAGCCCCATTGGCGTCCGATTGCATAGCTCGTCATCTGCGTCTGCGCGTCGCCGCGCAGCCGCTCCTTCAGATCGAAGAGAACGAACAGATCGGACTTGCCTTTGAGCATTTTCCGTTTCAGCTCAGCTTCGATGCGGGCTGCGATGGGACGCAGAGTGTCGGTTACGAAAGTCAGTTGGGCCTGGACGTGATTGGCATTGGACAGCCGGGAAGTGTCGCCAACCTGATGCGGCTGCAGATGGAACATCGCCGCAATGTCGGCGCGTTGGAAGTTGCGCGTCGCGAGGAACTGTGAGTCCTCAGGGCTGATGCCGATCGTCTTTACGTCCCAGTCGCCGAACAGGAAACCCTGGCGGCCGGAGTTGTTCCCTCCGTAAGCGTCCTGCCACGACTCCCTGAGTTCTTTCTGCACCTTGGGATCAGGCTTCGATCCCTTGTTGATGAACACCGATGGGACGTGAGCGCCGTTGCCAAACCACCTGGCACCGAACTTCTCAGCCGCCTTTGCCAGCGCGAACGATTCACGCGCCGCGCCGACAGGGCCGATGCCCTTGATGCCGTCCAGCGAGAACAACGGGAAGTGGAGGATGTCTTCGGACTTGATAATCCGATATGTCCCATCCTTCATGCCGTCGCTTGTGCGATATGCGAGCGTCTGATCCTTGTCCTTCAGACGGATCGGTTCGGTCTTGTTTGGATGCAACGGCCACAGTCCACTGACTGTGCCGTCCTTGTCCTTCGTGATTTCTGCATAGCCGTTGCCGGTCAACGCAGAGCAGCCGACCATCGTGGACCAGAAGGTGAAGCTAGTCATCTCGGGGTTGGGAGCAATGGCGAGAAGATCGTGCAGCCAATGATCGGTGGCTTCCTCTTGGCCCTTGTCGAGAATCCGCATCAGGCGGCACGGCAGGGATGCGACAGCTTCACTCAAAACCGTCGTGGCCGTGTACACCGTGCTGATAGCCATCGCGGTCCGGTCATTGACGAGTTCACCGGATGCGGTGGGCCCGCCGTCCATCTCGTTCCAGACTGCGACCGCGGTCATCGGCGAAGTCGGGTCATCAAACATGCCGCTCCGCACTTCCGTGCGGAGGTTCAAGGTCGTGATTTCGTTGTCGAAGAATGGCACGTCAGATCACCATGAAATAGGAACTTGCGTCAGTGGGTTCAGGTTCAGGGGCGCCGACCATCGCCCGAGTCATCGCGATCAGCAGGGCGATACCGGCGTCGATCTTGTTTTCCTTCTTTTCCTTGCCGGGCATCGCGTAGTTGCCCATGCCGGTTTCGTGCGTGACGATGTTGCTCACGCACCAGGACAGAACTGGGTTGCCGTCATGGTGGAAGCGGCCGTCGGCGACAGCAGCCTCAAGCTCTTTCATGGCCAGAGTCAGCTTCATGCCGAACTGTTCAATGAGCACGCGGGGTATGCCGCTCTTCTCGCTCACTTCCTGCGTCCACTGATCGGCGTAACGCGTGTCGTATGGGATCTCAAGGATTCGGAATTCATTTATATCCGCCAGGGCATCTCGTGTGACCACTGCGTAATCCAGTGAACTGCCCGGAGTGACAGTGAGGTATCCTTCGGTCGCCCACTTCTGAAAGTGTTGGTTCTCGGGCAGGTTCACCCTTGCCGCGGGCAGATACGCACGACAGAAGGCGTAGTAATGCGGCTTCTCATCGATGTCTCTTCGATGCAGCCGTATCACGGAGGCAAGATCCAATCGGCTGGCCAGGTCAGCGCCCAACCATCCGGGCAGGCGGTTCACGGTCTCGTTGCTCAGATCAGGATCGAAACACGCCTGCCAGTTCTGCATGTTCATCCACGCCGCCGTTGCGGTCGACCAGATGTTGAGGTGCATTGCCTTGACGAGGTTCTGCTTCTCAGGTTTGGCGACTGCTTCTTCTTGTGCGAGCCTGATCTTTTCCGCGTCGTTGGAGATACCCAGGTTCGGGTTCGCCATCCGCAGCGCTTCAAGGGAGTGCCACTCAACCGTGTCGTCAGCACACCAGATAGCGGCGAAAAGCCGCTCGTTTGGCATGGTGCCGTCGAGCACCTTCTCAGCGTCCTGCTGGATTAGATAGCAGGGGTTTTCTCTCGATATGACGCCGGCCGTCGAGATAGTCAGCAGCAAGCTATTGGGGGTCTTGTTACAGCCAGTCTTGAACGTGTCGTACAGGTCCGATGAGATCGCCTGATGCAGCTCGTCGAGAATCGCCAGGTAAGGGCGTGCGCCGTGACGCCCTTTGCCGATGACCGGCGTGAAGCTTGCGCCCGTGCGCGTGGAGAAGATCGACTTCTTCAGCGCATCGACGCCGATTTTAGTGAATCGCGCCTTGCTCGAATCGACGAACGAGAGAGCCGGCTTGAATACCTCCATCGCCTGCTTCAGGCTCATGGCCCCGCAGAAGACTTCGGCCCCGCGCCGGCCATCCATGAATGCAAACCACAACCCGAGGGCGGCGGCGAGCGGACTCTTTCCGTTTCCTTTTGGAATGAGAATCAGCGCTTCGATGTACTTGCGTAGCCCGGAGTCATCCACCCACCCAACCAGGCTGGACACCAACCATATCTGAAAGGGCTGGAGGATGAAGTTCCTGTTCAAGCTGTCATCAGGCAGCTTCAGCGACTCGATGAATGCACAGACTTTGTTCGCTTTGTCAGCATCAAAGTGCCAGCGAGAGTCTGTGTTCTGCAGATCGTCCAAGTGGCGCCGGCAGGCGCATTTAATCCAGCGACTCGCCGGAATCTTCCCCGCTACTACATCCCGGCAATACTGGTGCGCTTTGTCCGCATACGTCATCTGTGCTTTGGGCCGCGCCCTCGCTTATGTCGTTGGCACCGATGCTGGCCATGAACTCGGTGAACGGATCTGTGTCCTTCGATGAAGGCTCAATCTGAAGTCGTGACCGGCTGGCAGGTGTAAGGCCGAATTCGATGAGATACTTCCTCAACTGATCGAGCGCTGCAGATGCCTCGCCAACGATGGGGTTGCTGTAGAGGGCTCCAGTTCTCTTCGACTGGAGCACCGCTGGAGCCTGTTGGCGCAACTTCTCGGCCTTCACCCAGCGAGAGAATGCCGCGCAGTATCCGGCCAGTGCCACACGATCAGCACTGGTCAGCAGGCCGACAGCGAGCAGCTCTGCGCTGATCCGTCGCCATTCGCGTTTTGCCTCGGCGTCAAGGAACGACGGGCATTTCGGAATGCCCGAGAACTTAGGCTCTTTACGGTTGAGCCTGCGCTTGCCTGGGTTGCCTTCAAGCTGCTTGAGTGCGGTCGGTTTCGGAGGCGGTCCCGGCATCAATACGTTCTGCTTTCTTCCCTGTGAGTGTTTCCCAACGCTGAACGATTACGTCGCAGTACGCTGGGTCGAGTTCCATCAAACGCGCCTTGCGGCCTGTCTGTTCGCAGGCGATAAGCGTGGTGCCTGATCCACCGAAGAGGTCGAGCACGATGCCGCCGCGCTGACTGGAGTTCTGGATGCAATACTCAACCAGGGCAACCGGCTTCATCGTCGGGTGCTCTGCATTGCGCGACGGGCGATCGAACTCAAGAACCGTCGTCTGCTTCCTGTTTGAGTACCAGTTGTGTGCGGCTCCCGGCTTCCATCCGTAGAGAATCGGCTCGTGCCTCCAGTGATAGTCCGAGCGACCGAGGACCATGCTCTGCTTCACCCAAACGAGGCATTCGGCCAAATACCAACCAGCCTCCGTGAATGCGCCACGAAAGTTGTAGCCTTCGGTGTCGGCGTGTGCGACGTAGATGAGTGCGCCCGCCCGGGCAGCATCAAACATCGAAACGAACGCTTCACGCAGAAAGGATCGGAAGGCATCGCTTTCCATCGAGTCGTTCTTGATGGTCAGCCGGTCCTTGGTCTTCCCCTCATATGCGATGTTGTACGGAGGGTCCGTCCAAACAACGTCGGCCAGCGTGCCGTCCATCAGACGATCCACATCAGTCTGCACCGTTGCGTCTCCGCAGAGCAGCAAATGGTCTCCGAGCGCAATCAAGTCACCTGGTTTGGTGACCGGCTGCGGCGGTGAGACGGCGTCAAAGTCATCCTCGGAGGATGTCGAGTCCTGCGGCAAAAGACTGCGAAGTTCAGCGTCGGTGAAGAATCCCGAAAGGTCGGCATCCTGCGACAGGTCTGCAAGAACGTCAGAGTCCCATGCGAGACCCAACTCGCCAGCCCTGTTATCCGCGACTGCGAGACCGCGGGCCTTGGGATCATCGAGGCTGAGATCGGTTCTCTTGACGGCAACCAACTTCGAGCCGTCCGTCTCGACGACGATCACATCCTCGATTCCTGCGGCAGCAGCGGACTCCGCCGTTTTATTACCGGCGATCAGGCGACCATCCCGGTCGACCAGGACGGAGCGTCCAGCGCCGTACTGCTCCAGGGACTTACGCACGGCCTCACGGCCTCGCTTAGTCCCTTTGTTCGCATTGCGATCGTCCTGGTGAAGGTCGGTAATCTTCATTTAGGCCCCACCCTGTAACCTGCGGGCGTGGAAATGGCTCTAGGCATTGTGGTTGCGAAACCCTCTGGCTGTAGCTACTTTGGCCCCCATACCGCGGACGCTCATTCTCCGCGTGCAGTCCTGACCCGGTGACAGGGTTTACAGAGTGCTCTGAGGTTGCTTTCGTCGTACTTGCGGTCAGGTGCTTTTCTCAGCTTGATCAGGTGGTGCGGTTCCGTCGCTGGAGTCACGATGTTTTGTTCCAGGCAGTCCTCGCACAGCGGATGCTGTCGCAGATAGGCGAGACGGAACTTACGCCATGCGTAGTCGTAGCCACGCTTGTCGCAAGACTCACGTGTGTCTGGATACCGTCTCTGTGGTTTCGGGTGGGCCGGACAGTATCCGTCGTCGGTGAGAATAGGACAACCAGAACGATGGCAGGGTCTCTTTGGAGCGAATGGCATACTGTTGGCTATGACCTTCCAACCGCATCGGCTTGGAGATCGGCGCAGAAGCAGTGCCGCAGCGCTCATTAAGATGCTGCTTTCAATCGAGTCTCCCGAGATCTTGCCAGAGCACGTCCGCGAACTGATCGACTGCTTACTCTGGAAGATCACCGAGGCTGATGGAAAGTGGAATACAAGGCACAAGACCATCGGCGCACTCGAATGCATAGACAAAAAGCTGCTAAGACATGAGCACGTCTATCAGAAAGCCAAGATGATTGAGGCATTGTTGAAAGCGGGGCCGGGTGGGGTGGATGGCGTCTTGCGGGATGCCATCGGCTGCATCGTTACAAAAGATGAACACGATCGTCTTGAGCGGTTCGCGGGAGAATACGGCTGGGAGAGATATCGCAAAGCTGGCTTAGAAGTGCAGGATATGATCACCCACAAGCGACTGATCTAGCCTCAATGTCGGCGCCGATCTTCTTTAGAGCCAGCTCGAGTGTGGGCATGAACGCCACAACATCCTTCGCCAGCTTGATGATGTCGGCGACGGCCGGTTCCAGGGCAGCGAGATCGACAGCGACGTTGGTTCCACCCGACGCGGCAACAGGAGCGACAATGGCTGTGATTGCCTTTGCGTCGTTGACCAACAGTGCAAGTTCCCGTTTAAACGCTGGCGTCAACGCCTTGCCGTCTTCAATGACGTGGATGACCTTGGCACCGACTGTGATCACATCCTCAATAACGTGAACGACGTCTTTTGCGCCGATTTCAATTCCGTGGCCAATCGTCTCAAACACATTCGACATTCTGAATTCCTTTGTGAGCTTGTAGGCGGGGCGGGCGGCTGAAGGAGATCTGCCGCCCGCATGGATGCGCTGCGCACGGGGGGTTGCCGCTGCTTTGTGCTGCGCTGGAAGGTCGTGCGCGTCGGCGAGCGGCGTGCCGGATGAGCCTCGTTGGCCTCTACTATGTCAGTCGTTGCAAGCGACCATTTTGTCAACTCGCTTGTAAACACCGGCGCGCGTCATTCCGAGAGTGACGGCGATGTCAGCTATCGACTGCCCCTGCGAAAGCAAATCAACAATTGTTCGATCTTTCCCGGTGAACTTGCTGTATTCACGAACAGGCTGGAAGTCAGGTTGTTCGGGCAGTTGAAGCTCATCCGTGAACTCGATGAGTGGCGCCTGCCTATATTTGCCTCGGAGCAGTTCAGCACGCCGTCGGCGGATGGCGGCATTGAGGTAACGGTCGACATTGACCGGTCCACGAATCAAAGCTCGCCAGAGCGCAATCATGACGCTCTGGGCGGCGTCGTCGTCTTTGAGTGCACGAGACAGCCGACTTCGCGCATCTGCCAGCGCCAGGTCCAACTCGGCACTACCCATTCAACGCCGCCCATTCTTCCTCGGAGACGAGGCGGATGGACACGCTGCGAGGATCGGCGCGGAACTTCCAATGGTCGATGATGGCACGAGCGCGTTTATCACCGGAGCAATACCGCTCGGTCGTTTTGGTCGTGGGGCGCAAGCTCTCTGCCTGACGCGGAAGGGACCCGCGTGGCACTCGTTCAATCTTTGTGATGGGCTGGGGCAGACACTCTTCAGCGGGGCGCGTGCGATATGCCACGCGCTCCCCGTCGATGATGGGCATTGGGTCGTCCTTGGTGGCTACAGAAGGCGGGAGCCGGGCCGGATAGGAACCGGCCGCGGCTGGGTGAGGTGGGAGGGATGTGGCGGAGTTGTTTATGCGGCCAGCGCGAAACGAGCTGCTTCACGCATCGCCTTATGCTCGACGGCGTGGCGGCGGCGGGTAATGACCTCAAGATGGGTCGGCTCGACGCAAAGGCGATTGCCGCAGACGTGGTGAACCTCGACGCTGTTCGACTCGTGGTCGAGCGATCCGGCGGGAAGTTCGCCGTAAGCAGCGCGGAAGGCTACGCGGTGCACGAACTCGCAGGTGCCGTTGTGCCAAATGGTGCCGTAGCGCCCCTGCGATGAGCGGGAGCCCTGCCATGTCTTGCAGCCCGTCGAGCTGTCGAAGGTGGAACGGGCGAACAGAGTCTGAAGGGTGCCAGGATCAGCAGCCGTGTTGAGGACGAAGGTGATGGAACCTGATGCGGTACTGCTTGAGGTAACGAGGTACAT